TTATTTTATTTTGAATTAGTAGTCAACTTATTTTTTAAACTTTTTTAATATTATACAGACGGGTGCTGACTTCACGATACGAATCACCGTCAACCAGTAGTATTTTATTTTTGTACAAATTCCAATCTATAACAAAATTGTTATCTATTATGCCATTATTGAGTTTCTTTATCAAAGCATTTAATGAGTTAATTGTGTATAGTGTATTTGAATCTTTTTTTCTATGTACGCTTATTGTATTTTTGTAAAAATTACTAGAATTAAATGTATCTTGATTAATGTTATATGTCAACATCAAACTATTTAAATCATCTATATCTTGTAAAATAAAAATCTTACCAAAAACAATATCGTAATATTTCTTTATCGATTCCAATTCTGCATCATAAGAATGCATATCAGTAAATGTGCAAAGTAGTTTTGTTTTCATTAGATATAACCTTTTAGGTATAAATATCTTAAATTAATTTCAAAACTTAAATTTGCTTCATATCTCCATAAGTTCTTCCCATGTAAGTACGTACAGGATACTTATCGTTTGATGTAATAATCGGTTGCATTTTTTTGATTAGTTCAAAATCATTTTTATGCACATCAAATAAAAAAGCATCGTATGTGTACAATATCATTTTTGATTGCACATCTTTTAGAAAATCATTTAACTTTAAAATAACTTCACAATTTTTTTCTGTTTCGGCCGACTGCAATAAATAATTAAATATTTTATATGAATTTATCTTTTCACCAAAAAATACAGATGCAATTTTTCTTTTATAGTACCATGTTTCTACAAATTTATTTTTATTATAAAAGTTCCAAACTGAATCAACATACTCTGATATAGTTTTCATAAACGGAACATTTTCTTTTACATCATCGGATATACCACCGTATATTAGATTAAATGTTATTTTCTTTGATAACTCATATTCTTCTTCAGTCAAAGTATCTTTTCCGTGATAATATTTGCCAAGATACTCATGTAAAGATGTTTTGGGTAAATCATATTCAAGAAAGTTTGCTAAAAGTCTCAAATGATAACTTTCATAATCAACCATGATTAATAATCCATCATTTCCAAAACGACTTGTAAAACAATCTCTTTGTCCTGTCTTTTTATTCAGAGCAGCGAAGTTTATATTCCCAAATGCGTTACTTGGACGACCAGTTGGAGTCATCATATTATACTGACTAAATACTAAATTATTATTATCAACCAAGTTAGAATCACCTAAATTGAAATCGGTAACATATAAACCGTTTTTTTCAATCCCAAATAGTGCATTTGAAAAATCTTGCTCATATTTTGTCAAATTAGATTCGTATTCAGTATCTCCTACGGATTGACATAGGTTTTTGAAGTGCTTAAATAAAATCATTATCGGTACAGACCTAAAATCTTTTACTCTTGAATCTATATAGTTTCCGTCAAGTTCACTTTTGAGTGATAGATAAGAACAAATCGTTGCATCTACGCAATTTTTAAATTTTGGTACATGGTATTTTAATTTCTTTCTATCAAAAATAAGTTTTTTTCCGTTTGTTTCATATACCAAGTTCAAGAATTCAATTGGAATATTAATCGCATCAGGATGATTAAATGAAACTACATAGTAAGTTTGATTTACGAATATCATCATAACGAGAGGTATATTTTTACCGGAATGTATATTTGGTTTGGTATAATACAAATTTACAATACTCGTTTGATCATTGAGCAAAGAAATAAGTTTCTTTGCATCATTTGGATTTTCTATAAACATATAATAATATTATATTATATATCTTTGTAAAATTCAAGAGGATTGTTGAGTACTTTCCCAATACCTTTTATTTTGTTGTTTGCTTTTTTAACAGAATTTAAATTAAATTCTCTTGCACCGACAATCTTACCTTGATCAGTATTTTTCGTTTCAATATCACCAGACACCTGCCATAAAACAGGAATACAAGTATAAAATGAATTTTTCTGCATAGTATTGAATTGTAAGGAATCAATTTCATAAATTGTACTTTGCTCGGAATTAGATTTCTTTACGAAGTATCTAACTATAAATTTGTCACTATAATTTATCTCGTCTACATTCGGTTTTTTGGTAATTGGTTCTACAAATATTAAACCATCTAATTTACCACGACGTTTGGCCAAAGTTGAATATAAACTATTCATGTAAATGTTTTCGTCTTTATTTTTCATACTCATCCAGGATAATAATGCGACTCAATTGTAGTAACCCAATCACCATCTGCGATTGAATGCTTAACACCTGTTATTGCAAAGATGCCACGATCAAAATATTTTAATGGAACTCCTGCACAATTAAATGTATCATACAATCGCAAACCTTCAATTCCATCTATTGTAAGAGATAAATCTACACCAGGAATCGGCATATTATTTACCATATTGTTTTTTGGAGAAGCATCGGACTCACAAAAATCAACCATTCTATTTCTATCTATATCAACCAACTCAATTTGAATTTCGTAATCGTCTCCATCTACACCATAAGAATCATCTTCTATTCTAATAGGACCACGAACAACCGACATTTTTTTGTATTTATTACCCGTGTTATGATATACTAACACTTCTTGCTTTGAAAGATAGTCTTCATCTAAATCATTTTCATCAATATATTTTTTTAAACGGTCTGGTAAATGATCTTCAAAATCGTCTCCATGCGTCTGTTTCGTGACATGATACAGTTGAAGTGCTGATTCATTTAATCCGGTTTCTTCACCTTCAAGTTCCTGTATATGTATCTGATAGGGAAACTCTGTTTTATCTGATCCAAAGTATGTTGTGGCAGATACTATTTTGTATTTTTTATCGTCATCTGGTTCAGGATGACCATCTTCGACAAATACATCGTTAGAACCTGATGTGTAGTCACCGTATTTTATTATTTTTCCTACCAAATACTTAGGAAATCTATCTGGATATTTTGTTACTTTATCGTCTCCAAGGGCATTTGCTTCAAATACTAAGTTACCATCAAAAACTTTTGAATTAGTCGATCCTTCTAAACCCACTTTGCTACCCACCGAATTTACAAAATCTCCATCTACCTGAATTTCATAAGTTCTAGGTTGAGCAATATCTCCTCCACCAGTTGAACTCGCATAACGATTTGCTTTTGGTGTTCGTGATCCAGTTTTGATACTCTTTTCATCACCCTCTTTTTTTGCTTTTTCAATGTTTCTTTGTTGTTCAGCTCTAGAAGATGCTGTTAATCTATATCGCACTACACTATTTGGTTTGGTATAAGTAATATCATATGGTCCAAGAGGACTTTTTCTTCTACCACTACCGTATTTTCCTTTGTCAATTGGATATGCTGGTAATTTTGAATTTGAAGCATTTTTGATTCCAAAGTATTTACTAGATGCACTTACTATGTACTTTTCTGGATCTTCAATATTCTTTGGTTTATCATCTACATTTTTGACTTGTTGAGTTAAATCTTTGAACGGATTACTTGCTCCTTGTAAAATTAAGTCACGTTCTTCTTTCGCAAAAAATCCATTTTTCTTATCTAAGTTTCCAAATACAATCATAGATGCCATTTCAGAAGATGGTTCTACACTTAAATCTAGTTCACGAACTATACTATCACCTCTATGTGAAGGAAAAACCCAAGCATCATATTTTTGGGTTGATACAGGTTCACTACCAGAAAAGTTTTGATCTACTAATTGTAATACAGAGTTTGATGATGTATTTAGATCACCACCAATCACATTAAACTTCCAAATGTCTCCCGCTGCCGTTGATACTTTTTTCATAATGTCAAGTAATATTGCAGTTGCATTTTCACCTGATTCAAACGAGTTAGTTATTACATCTAAACTAACATATAAATCTTGAATTCTTCCTGAATATCCCATTGTGTTTCCGGTTTTAAAAGCATCAACATGAAAATCTGGAAATGGTCTTACTGTGTCTTCAGACTCTTCCCATGCTTCTTTGAGTCTATCCACTTTTTTTCCACTTTCTTTCATTACCACATTTTTTAAATCTGTGTCTAATTTTCCTGCAATCGCAGGATGTTGTAAATTATATCCAGGAAGAGATTTAACCGTAAGTAGTCTATGCAAATCGTCCCGAGGACTTTGTTGCAATGCGTCTTGAAGTGTTGCACCCGGAGCAATCGCAGGATTCATGCTTCTTAAAATATCTATAAAGTTTTTAGTAATTTCTTTGTAACAACCCCTTGAATCAGAACTTTCTCCTTTTTTGAGAACGGAAAATCCTGCTCCGTCAGTTGTACTTCCGTCTGTGTTTATTCTTGATACGGTTGAACCATGAAATGTTTCTTTATTCCATCTTGGTGCAACTGAGTTGGGAATAAGTAATACACTTCCATCCACTGATTTAATATTTGGATGAGCAATACACCTTGATCCGTAACAAGAAAATTCTACTATTCTTGTTTTATCATCAGATACTCTATTAAAAAATATATTAAATATATCAATCAAATATCCAACAGTTATATAAGTACCTCCATTGGCGTTTGATTTACCGGCCATAAAAGGTTTAGCAGAATTATATTTGTTAAATGTAAAATATCTACCACGTGCAATTTTCACAGCTTCTTGTTCGGCTGCTGATACTATAGTTGAAGTTGATTCTCCTTTAATAACTGCCAACACTTTTTGATCTTCTGGATCAAGTCCATCATTAATATTTGCACCTACATCATTTTTACCCATAAGTGATCTTCTAAGAGTAGTATTTATGAATGTTTTTATGTCAATATATTTGTTACTATCTTTTCGTTTGTCTGCTCCTGCTTTATTCATTATCTGTTGACCAACTTCCGACATACATGAAACCATCACCGAGCAGTCATATCCACCATCCTCTCGTATAGAATAATTGAAATTAGATATAAATCCCATTGCAAATCCGTAATTTCCATTTCCCTTGCGAAGATGATACGCAGCGGGTGATGGTGGAATATCATCAGGAGCAATATTTTCTGATACAGGTAATCCTTCGTTGTTCCAAATTCCGTGTATAGTTTTATACCCTCTTGCCGACAAATCAAGTAATGCTTCTTTTGGATATGTATTCCAACCCCACTCAACAATCAATGTCATACCAGGTTGAAAAAAGTAAGGTTCTAAATAGTCAAGTTGGGCCTGACTCCAACAAGTGAAATTTACAGTAGTTCTTCTAAAATTTTTTCCAGGTTCTATATCCTCGGATTCAACACTTACAACACCAGGAGATGGTCTGAATTTATAGTCTGGTTCATCTATTTCGTGTTTCTTAATATCAGCATTTGGGTCTTGATCGCATTCATAACCTAACAAAGTTTTTGCTTCTCCACCACCTCCATTTACACCATCACCACGATCAAATCCATATGTGTCATGAAAGTTACCATTACCACCGAGAACAAATCCTTTTTTTACTTCACCGGTAATTGGGTCTTCTACTATTGCACTTGAAACTACACGAGCCCACGCAGTTTTGGGTCCTTTGTATATACTTTGATCCCAATCATTTAATAACTCCGAATCACCGGCGGTGACTGCATTTATTGCCACCGATTGATCAACACCAAAACCAATTGGATAATCAGTTGCTTCTCCACCACCGGTGTGTGTAAAATTCAAACCAAAGTTTCGCCAACGATTTAAAAATTCTTCACGCACCCACTGCCTAATATGATTTCTCATTGGAAATTGCAAATTAGAGTCACGGGACCAATCTTTTACTAAGAAAGGATCAATATTTTGTTTATTTACTCCTTTTAAAATTGCATCTCTCGAATTTTTATTTGTAGCCATTATAGTCCGTTGATTCTATTATACTCAGAAACTACCGCATTTATATCACGTGGAATTCTAATTTGCGAGCCTAATTTTGCATACATAGTTCCTTTTATATCATTTGCAGATGCTATTATCCACCAATAGTTTGGATTTCCGTAAAATTTAAAAGCAAGATGATCAAGACGAGTCTTTTCTACCATTAAAACAAAAGTATCAGTACTTTTTTTTCGTACGGTGGGAAGTATTGATGTGGAAACTATTTTAGTTCCATCTTCATCTTTTTTTGTGGGTATTGTTTTGTATCTCATAATTAAAAATCTTCTTCTGCTGAGTTTAATAAAGCATTTTCTTTTTCAGTTAACCACCAACGTTTATAGTATTTTTCCTTTAAATCATTTTCGTAAGTTTCTAAATCACGCTGTTGAGATGCCATAAGATTGTCGGGAAGTGTTCGATCATTTACATCATCAGGTCTGTGTCCAGGTGGAACAGTTCCAGAAGTAGATGTCTGTGCGATATATAATATACCGTTATGAAAAACTTTATTTGGAATAAATCCTTGCTCTCCAGGACAATTTTTTAACTTAGGATCTGTGACTCTTTTACCTTTGTATGAATCATTTGGATTCCAATCTGGTATATATTGCATATTAATATATGCTTCAAGTTCATCACCTTCAAGAGCCGTTCCTTTATTCAAAAAGAAAGTATTTTCTTCATCGTTTTCAACTATAATTTCTTTTCCATCAAAAATAACTTTTACTATTCGTCCGTCATCATTAAAAACCGTATAATTGTATTGTAAAGTTGATACATCAATTCCTTGTTTACACGCAAGATACAATCCTACTTCTTTTTTCCATTGGGTTTTTACTTTAAGTTTCCTTGAAAAAGAAATTCTTGGTTGATTAATTGCACACCACTCGGAGCTTGATAAAAATAATTCATAAGGTTTTGGATAATCATCGCATCCTTCTGTGGGTTTCGGTGTTGGTGTCGTTGGGGCTCCATCTTTTATTTCAGCTATATGAGTTCCTACCTCTGAACTTCTTTTTACAACACTTTCTGTTCTTCCACCTGCAAAAGTTTTTTCGGTTTCTTCTGCCGTTACACCTATACGATAAAATCCATCATCCAATGATAATAAAGGTTTTGCTTCCAATTTATCCGAATATTGAATTGTCCCATAATCTTCTGCTTGTCTCCAACCACTTCTATGGTGAAGAACAACCCTTTCTAATGTAACTTTGTATTTATTAGCACCTTTAATTTCCAACCACTTCCAAACTGGTTTTGAATTATTTGTAGGACTTTGTGTATGTGGATTTGGTGTTTTAAGTGGTTCATTTGGATCGTCTTTTGATTCATCACCACGGGAAGAACCCTCTTCATTCGGACCACAAGTCATATCAAAGTCTTGGTAATATGTTGAACCCAAGTCTTTGCCATTTAATTGTAGAGGAAATCCGGCCGTTTCTCCATTCATACCAAGTGTAGTAATAGTTTTGCTTGATACCATCCACTTCATTTGGTTCTGTTCATAAATTGTTGTTACATATGTTCCATCACTTGCCCAAGAAACTTTACTTGGATCACACGGATATGTTAATTCACCCATATCTTCGTTTGCAATGATATATGCCATTACATCTCCTGACCACATTTTTACATTATTTTCTATTGCTTTGATTATTCCTTGATTTACTTGGTTAGCAGTATCAGCTGAAGACGGGTCTGCAACCTCAAATCCCACTAATCTACCATTTATATCTTTTTCACCTTCTTCACCAACTTTATATGGACATTTTGATGGTTTTGGTGGTAATGCTTTTTTATCTACTTGAACTTCGTGTATTCCGGCAGTTGACCAATCTAGTCCAGTTCCTGCTTTGTTGGGTACACCTGCTTTAACACGTATTGTATGCTTTCCTAATATCTTTATCGGATTTCCATCTTCGTCTTTATATTGATAAGAAACATTTTTAGTAACCGTTGTTTTACCTTTAAATTCAATTTCGTACGTATCTGCATTTTCAATTGGATTCCATGTCCACACAGGTGTTCTATTCGAAGTGGGTGTATCAGTTTTTGGTTTTGGTTCTGGAACGTCTACTTTCTCAGGTTCTTCGTTTGATGCCGATCCATCGTCTATAAATTCTATTTTATCAAGTGCATGATCTTTAACCCACGGAACAAAATGATTTGGATGAGATGATTTTTTATCAAAATAAAAACCAACAGGTAATGATTTTTCATCATCTTTTTCTATGACATCTTGAAAAGATTTTAATTCTGCTTTATATTGTTCAATTGTGCTTTTAAGATACTCAGGATTTGTTTCATTTTGCTTTGTTTCATCTACGTCTACATTTAATTTTGCATAAGATTGTTCCATATATTTGACATCGGCATCTTTAGCATCTTGATCGGTAGTCCCCTCTAAAATCACTAAATAATTTTCGATTTGAATACGAGAAGCATTGTTATTGTATTTTTTTGATATAATTTGTTGGTAATCTGGATTTGCCATTCTACTTACAATAAGACTTGTCTGTTCTTCATTCCATTGACCAATTGGTTCGTAATCAAAAACAGTTGTATTTGGGTCTTTAATTCTTGCGTCTATTGATGACTCACTAACAAGTTTCTTTTCAAGTCTTTCAATTTCTATTTCACGAAGACGAGTTCCACCACGACCAAGTTTTACTGCTTTTTTCTGGTCAGTATTCATTTCTGTACCATCTCCACCCGCACCCGGAACTTCTGATACTCTACCTCCACTAAATGTTTCTCCATTAAGACCCCATAGAAAATCAAAAATATGATCACCTATTTCATTTTCTATATTTTGATCAGCAGGAGAAGAAGAAATTTTTCTTTTTGTTTTACTTACAATTGCATAAAATCCAAATTTAAGTTCAGCATATTTTTTTCCATCTCCGAGTTTTAATTGATCAGCAACATCATTATTTACTTCGTAATTTACATAATCAGCAGTACCTGGATAAACTTTATGACCTTTTATCATTTTATCACGGTCTTCTTCATAAGGTATGTAATAAAGTTCATCCTTTTCTATTACAGTTCCTTTGTGTTCTTTGCGTGATAAATCACCATATTTTTTAATTCCACGTGATCCGACATTACCATCTGCACTAAAAGAATCGTTCATTCGTTTTGAAACAAAATCTGCAAGAAGTGTTTTTACTTCACCTATATTATTGTAGTTTGAATTGGTAATTGCATTTGTACCGGTTGTATCAAGACGAATTTTAAAAGGTTGATTTACATCTACATAAATAACGGGTTGATAATTTCCTGCAATCTCTCTTATTTCTTGTATATCATCTTTATCACAATCAATTTTAAAATCCGTTTTTATATCATCAGGAACTTTTTGTCCCGAGTAAGAGATTGGATTTCCATTATCATCAAACTCTATTAAAATCGCATCATTTCTACTATACACTTTTCTTATTTTAGATAAAGGTGGATTATCTTTTGAATCAGAATCTTGGTAGGTGTATGGACCATTTCCTATTTTACCCTTTCCAATTTTATGTGCAATAAAATCAGCAACATCTTTGATCCAATATGCAAGATTTCGTTTTTTAAGTTTTGAAATTACCGCAGGTTCTTTTTTATCAACAAGTTCTTTTTCAGATGGTGTGAATCCAATTAACCTTCCGTCTTCGTCTTTTTCATTTTCACCTCCAATCGGATACGGACATTTTGGTGGTTGATCTTCATCTTCCTCTTCTTCCGGTTCTTCATTAAATTCAGTTGTGTATACGCATTTAAGTCCATCTGGTACTTTTTTCCCATTAACAGTCTCAATGCACTTTCCATCTTTATCCCATTGACAAGTATTCTTTGCGTCTTGACCACGAACTCTTTTTTGTTCATTCATCATTTTAGCAGTTTCTTGACAAGCACAATCTTTCCAAGTTTCTAGTTCACTTGCTACACGTGATTCTTCTTTCGTTTTTAAATTACCAGTAGAACTACTTCTGTAATACTTTGAGGGTGGGTATGTGGTACATCCTGGACTATCAAATCCTTGAAATGGATCAGGATCAGTAGAATTCGGATCAGGATCCTGTCCTATATCTGTTCCTTCTTCTGCTTCTGCTTCCTTGCGAATCGTATTTGCTGGATCGGGATGTATTAAATTATAATTAAAACCTAATTCCGGATTACCTTCATCATCAAATATATATTCATTCAATGGTTCATCTTCACTCTTGTAATGACCAAAGTGACGATTTGTAGTTTTGGGTAATCTTTTTTCTAAAAAGTTAAAAGATATAGAAAGTTGAGCCATGTTTGGATAATGACCAACAAGAATATTTTGATCTTTCTCAGTAGTAAATGTACCATTTAAATATTCGTAATTATTATCCATGTTTTCAACATCCGATGTCAATTCCCACGATGCTTCTGGTGGTATCGTCAATGCAACGGATGTCATCACTACAGGTTGCTCTTTGTACATATCCCCTAGATTTAATTTCAAAAATGGTGGAATAATAAAGTTTGAATTTTGAGGTGAAGCAAGTAGTGGATCGTCTGTTGTATATCCCGCTGGTTTGGTTAGTCCAACCAAATAATTTATTCTTTGCCACATGGGATGAAGTTCTTTTACACTAAAACAAACTGTTGTAAAATCTAAAGATACGATACGAGAAAATCCATTATATATTTGTACATTATCTGCACGACCAATGTATCTTATTTGATTCCATTCAGCATCGGACTGATCACTTATAGAGTTTATGTATGATCTAAATGGAAGGTATTTTCTATTTACGATATCATGCAATGTAAATGGAATGAAGTCCCAATTTTTCCATGTTTGAAACTCGGTTTTTAGATCAGCAGTATTTTCATCTAATGTATAAAGTGAATTGTACTCATCATACTTTATACTTGGACCAGATGTATAATCTGGAATTTTTTTCTTAGGTAAATACTTTGGATTATTTTTGTATCTATCCTCGTATCGTTTAGATGCATTATCTTCATATTTTGATTGCTTATCACCACGACCCTTTGTTAAAAACGGTTTTACATTTTCAGTTTTATCTTGTGCATATGCGTCTATGATTTCTTTTCTTTTTGTATCATTTATCATCCCAACAGAATTCATACCATTTCTTTGCATGGCAGCCTCCATGTCACTTTTAAAAGCATCATGTTGACCTTGTGTTTGATTTGCGTACACATTCTTTAAAGGTTTTATAGTTTTATCGGATTTATCTTTTATATTTGAACTAGGAGATAAGTTGGGATACTTTGTAAGTCTTTGTACTTGTTCTGAATCGGTAACTTCATTTCCAATACGAGTAACGGTGTTACCGTACCAGTTCATAATCATTTGATCTTTTTCTTTATCGTAGTAATGCGACCACCTTGGCACATCTTCTTCGTTCTCAGCTGTCCAAAAAATTGTTCCGTTGTCTTGATAGATTTTTTCTACGTTTTTAGAAATTGATAATCTATCACTTGAGCCTCTAAAAGGCACATATTTGAATTTACTTTTAGGTTTAGTTAAATTCTTACCACCAACTCCAGTTAGTCCTTTAACTGATTCCTTTACAACTCGTCCTATTGCACTATTTATCATAACATTTTTTATTGATCAGTTGCAGATGACACTGCACGTGAAACTTTTCTTCCATCCATATTTACAGAAATTCCACCTCTTCTCATAAGTAGAATCAACTCATCTAATTTTTTTACAACCTTTGCACTATCTTCAGTTTTTTCTGCATCCGTTGTGGGTGTATCGTTATTTACTATCTTTGCAATCTCCTCAACAAACACATTATGACCCTTTACACTTATAGTATCAAGACCACTTAGTTCAATATTATTAGATGTTGTAGGAGTGTCTGCATCTGCAAATAAATCCAATAAACTAAAGTCAGGTAATAAGTTACTCGTAAAATCTGCAATTTTAGTTATCAAACTAGTTGGTGCAGTAGCAGTTGCTTGTAAAGTATTTTGCGTAGCAAAATCAAAACTTGGAGGAATGGGTTGCGTAGAAGTTGAATCTATCATTTCAAAGTTTGATTGCATTTGATTATTTAAGTCTGGCATTGACATTAACTCACCTTGTATTTGAGAAACCTTAATTACCTCCGCATTCTCGGTAGTAATAGGTTTTTCTGCATTAATTTCATCTAACATTCTTTGCATGAATTTATTTTCCTGACTAAACTTATCTATATCAAGTTCTGTGCCATAACGGCTGTTAAGACCCATTTGTATCAAGTCATTATTAGTGTTTATATAAAGTTTGAGTTTTTCAGCATATTGGTCTGATGATAAATCACCCATTTCCTTGGTTATGCTATCTTTAAAGATTTCGTATTTAGTATCAGTCGTTTCCGTTTTTGTAGTATTTGCAAACGCATCTGCAAGGGAAGTAGTTCCGGTAGTCGTTGTTGCTTGTGCCTCCACTGCAAATGCTTCTGCAAGTGAAGTTGTCGCAGGTTTAGTAGGTTGTTGTGGTTCTACTGCAAATACTTCCGCGAGAGATGGTCCGTCTGTAATCATTGGTCGGACAGGTAAACTACCTTCTATAAACGGATCGGCAGGTGGTAGATTCCTTGCTGGAATTTTGATAGGAGTTTGAACACCTCCTATGTTTATATTTTCTAATTGATTTAACTTACTAACATCTAGTTTTTCAATTACTTCGCACAACATATACAACTCACTTGTAATTGCGTTTAATGCTTCAACTGCCGGGTCTTGTATTCCTGCAAATGAATTCATCGCATCAACTATTCCAGATGTGAATGTTTTTAGTTTGTTAATATTATCTATATTAAGTGTATTTGAAATATCAGACAATGTAGTTAATTTTCCTACTATACTTACATCACCGACACTTCCAAGATTTGCCATACTATCAACAAATCTAGGAAATGCAGTTCCGGCATCTCTAAAGAATTTACTTATTTTTCCTGCCTCTCCGTCATTTATGAAGTCTGCAAATTCTTCAATTCCGTTTCCTAGTTCTTTTAAAATAGTATCAAAACCTTCACCTGGTAATTTCACTTGACCAAATGCATTTAAGAATGGTATTAATCCCTGTGTTATTGTTGTAAGTTTTGGAAGAATAGTCAGATCAGTAGGTGCTAGTTCATCAAAGAAGTGATAAATACCATCTCCTATATTATTCATAATAGAACTTACATCTTCTGAAATTGATGCAAGTGGAATTTTTGCGAAGTCAGTAATAAATGGATTAATTCCTGCATTTATTGTAGGTAAGTTAGGTAAAACTGCTAAATCCACATCTTCAAGTTCATTAAAGAAGTGATAAATACCATCTCCTAAGTCATTCATTTTAGAACTTACATCATCAGATATTGAAGCAAGTGGTAGTTCAGCAAAATCTTTTATTAAAGGAACTATTCCAACACCTATTTGTGGTAAGACTTTTATTTTAGATGCACTTACATCACCAAGAGCATCAAAAAATTCATCAAGTGCATCTGCCACACCTTTTAAACTTCTTGCGTCACTCGTTTTTAATTTAGGTAACGAACGAACCAATCCTCCCACCAAAGTAGATAATCCAGTTGAAACTTTTTCCATCGAAACGACAGACGATGGTTTCACTTTATCAAATACTCCCAAGATTTCACTCATTCCTTCACTTACCATTTCAATTTTATCACCAAAATCATCAGTTATGTTAGTTAGAAATCCTCCTAAGTTTAATTCACTTAGAATTTGAAGTGATTCTACATTTAAATCTACTGAACCCAATTTATCAATAAATCCCATAAGTTGATCAATTGGGTCTTGTGGTACATCTGCTCCAAACATTCCAGCAACTTTATTTCCAATTGCCCCTAATGCATTTCCCATTCCAACTGCCGCGTTTCCTGCTCCAAACGATGCCAAGGCAACTCCAAACTTTTGTAATGCAGAAGCAGCTGTTTCTAAAATTGATTCCATACCAGCAAGACGATCAAAAGAATTTAACAATGAATCAATTTTATCTGATACCAATATAATTGATTCTGATTCTTTTGCGAAATCAAGAATTTTTTGAAGTGGTGATTTATTTAACTCGTCTGTGTCTGCACCAAATACTCCTGCGATTGAATTTCCTAATGCACCAACTGCATTACCTGCACCCGAGGCAGCTGCTCCAACTCCTCCACCGACTCCAAAACTTGCAAGAGCAACTCCAACTGCTCCTATACCTCCAGCAACTGCTATTAAGTTAACTGCATCAATTTCACTTAATCTAGTTATGTCATCAACCATAGCAGTAATAGCACCAGAAACTGATCCTATTACCGTTGCGATTCCATTTGCAATACTTGTGATTATACCTGAAATTGCTTGTCCAATTGCAGTCACAACTCCAACAATTGCATCTCCCATTGCAGTAATTATTCCAGATAGAGATTTTACTACATTTATTATGACACCTCCGACAATTTTTGCAAAACTTAGAATTCCACCTATTATTGCTTCAAGTGCTTTTATCATTATAGAAGCAAATCCTAAAAATATTTTACCAAATGATTCTAAAGCAGGAGCTGCTAAGTTAAGTGCAAATGCCAATGGAATTATTGACGCACCAAGTAAAGCAATTGCAGCTGCTCCAATTGCTATTGGTCCAATAATCATTCCTAACCCAAACGCTGCAGCTGCTAGAATACCAATTGCAACTCCACCAAATATAACATCTTTCCACGAAACTTCATTAAACATTTGAAACGCATATGCAGCTGGAATTAAAGATGCACCGAGCAATGCTACTGCAACTGCACCTTTTATCATAGCAGTAGATGCTTTTGATAATAATAAGGCAACACCTGTCAATCCAAGTATACCAGTAATTCCTTTTCCAATATCTTCCCAACTAACAACTGCAAATTCTTGAAATGCTTTTGCTGATACATACATAGCACCTGCAAGTAATAACAGACCAACCGCTGCTTTTGCCATATTAGCAGGACTTAATTTTCCTAAACTACTAACAAGTGATTTAATTCCTTTTCCTATTCCATCAAATATTGCACCAATTCCCTTTCCGATTCCTTTTGCTAATCCAGCAATTCCGTCACCAATATTTTTAACTAAACCTGAGATTCCTGCTCCGAGGTAATTGAGTGCAGAACCAAGACCTTTTGAAAGATTTTTAATTGTATTACCAATTCCATCACCGAGACTTTTGACCATGTCCATTATTCCACCAAATCCACCTTTTATTTTATCAATAATACCTGTGAATATATTAGGAAATCCTCCTAGTAATTTCTTACCGATCATAAACACCCCAATAATACCAACAAGAAGTTTTGAAATACCACCCAAATCTGTACTAAACATATCTGAAAGTGATTTTCCTCCATCTTGAATTGAATTTAGTAATCCCACAATTAATTGAAACGGAGCAGTTATGAAATCAAGTGCAACTGAGATTCCTTTGAATATCGGTGGAAGAAGTTTTGCGATATTTAAAAATGTTGGCATTAAATCTTGCACAACTGGTAATAAAGTTTGTTTTAACTCAAGCATTGCTTCATTCATTTTGTTTTGCATTGCTGTCTGTTGCTCAAGTTCCTCTGATTTTCGGAGTTCTTCTGCAAGAATTTCAGAAGAAGACTTTTGTATTTCTTTAACTTTCTTTTCTTGAAGAGCTAGCTGTTTTATTGCATCTTTATTTCCTTCCTTTGCTAGTTTTTCCAAATCTGCTTGTCTTTGAACCCGTTGTTGTTCTGTTTTTTCTAAATTGTAAAGTGTACTTAGTTCAACACCCATTGCTTCGGCAAGTGATTTTTGTTGCCAACGATTTAAATTACGAATTCCTCCTTGTTCTTTTAATAATCGTAATTGTTCTTTTGCCATTCCTTCTGCATCACCTGCTAATGCAAGTTCTCGTAAACGATTGAGATTTATATTTCTTCCCAACATTGTACTCGCAGACATTTGTGCATTAATGCTACTTTCAAAATCCAAAAGACTATCAGCGGCACTTGCCATTTCTTCAATCGAAGTTCCCATTTTTCTTGCTTCCACCGCAGCTTTTGCAAGATTTTTAGCAGAACCTCCGGAAAACAATAAAACATCATCACCTGCATTAGCCACATCGTCCATAATTTTAGCAAAATTTAAACCATGTTTTTGTGCAACTAAACCTGCGTGTGTTATTATTTTAGTTGCTTGTGCAGCTGATACACCTCCGATTTTCATTACATTGTTTATTGCACTGGCAGAAGATTCAGCGGCTATACCAAATTGTTTTTCTAATAATACAACCGTATCAAGTGTATCTTTTTGTATATAATTGTGACTTGAAAATACATCACCAAGAGCAGAAGCTGCTTTTGTTGAATCCTCGATTGATACACCAAATCCAGCAAATTGATCTCTATTTGCTTTTATCATTTCTCGCATTTGCAAAGTAGACTCAGCAGATGCTCCCATAGAAAATCTAAACTCTCGTCCGGCTTCTTCTATTTTACCCAATTCATCGTATGCACTTTTAAGTAACATCAAAAATGCTCCAAAAGCTGCTACTATCAAAAATATTGGATTTACCAAAAGACCACCAATTGATTTTCCGATACTTGCTATACCAGAACCAAATGCAGAAACTCCGTCTGTTAATGCCTTTGTAGCATCTCCCGAATTTATCAATGCATCTCTAAGTTTTCCTTGTGCAGTTTTAGTTGCTTCTTCAAGTGGTCCTTTTACCATAGCAGACAACATTCCTCCAACCACAGGTAACGAAGAAAATGCACTTTCAATTCCTTGTCCTATTTTGCTTAAACCTTCTGTATATTCATCAATTACATCTTTAGCACCATCGATAAGTTCTTTTTTATTATTACCCATCTCAGACATTACATCTCGTAAGTCCATATTGACTTGTAAATTTTGCTCGGATGATTTTATTAAGTCATTACTATATTGACCTAGTTTTGTATAAATGGCAGACATTTGACCACCGCCGTTAACTATGTCCGTCAATTTTTGTAATTCTACATCTTTTAAATTGGTAAGTGCTTGTTGCTGACCTATTAAATTTGCAGTTCGTGCGTTTTCACGAACAAGAGATTCTTCTAATTGATTTACAGTCTCTAACTGAGAAGCATAGTTTGAATCATTTAAATTAAGCAACGATAACTTGGTTTGCTCTTGTTGAATTTGTGCTTGAAGAGATGGTATAGTTTCTTCGTTTGATTCTTTTATCAAATTTCCTGCATTTGCAATTCTTTGAGTTAAATCAAGTTGCTTATCAGAAATGATGTTTTTCAACTCAGATTTACTTACTGCTTTATTTAATTGCTCATTAATTAACGATGATTCACTTTTAATTTTTTCAAAATATGCACTACTACTTGTAAGTTCTGTGTTTATTTCTTTTACTTTATCACTTCCTACTAAATCTATTGCAACCGACCAATTTCCTTCAATTACAGAATTTTTAAATTCTTTTGTAAGATCATTTACTTTTGTTATTTCAGGCGTAAGATTATCCTTAACCGACTTTTGCAGTTGGCTTGTAAAATCGTTTACGTCTAAAATATCCATATGTCAACTATTATACATCAACAAATGGTTTCAAGTTAGGATCTTTATTTATGGCATTTTTTAAATCCGTTGTACTTGTTAGACCAAGACGTTTTAATTCATCCTTAAACTTTTTTGTATCTTCAACATACTTGTCAAATACTTTAGTTAATCGTGGATCACTAAACGCTTTTTTTGACAACTTTTTTGCTTTATTATTAAAAATAGCAGTAGCAAGTTTTCCGATAAATTCATTAATTAAATGCTCTTCATTCAAAGACGATTTATTAGTGTTTTTATTTTTTTCCATATTTTAATTCCTGAGAGTGTACATATATCCATGTATAAATATATGTCTGTGGGAATTTATATGGAAAAACAACTATCTAAATGAGGGTCTTGAACGAGGTGCAGATGAACTTGTTTTTGCTTTTGCTTGTTGAGCTTTTACTTGTTCGTTTTCTTTAGTCTTAACATCAAGTAACTTCTTTGAGTAAAACCTACGCAGATATATAGGCATATTATACACTATGCTTTGATTGAAAGCACCTTCACTATAATAGCAGAGATTAAAAATCTCTTCGTGGAGACTTATTCTATACTCCGGCGGAAGGGTAAAAAAAGTCGACCCCTAATGGGATCGTCATCCTTTCTGTATATCCTGTATCCTCGGATTCAAAGTTAAATGTCATATCCAAATCAGGAGTATTTTCTTTGATATGCTCACGAAATGCCAAACTATCACGTGCAAGTAATTCCTTATCAACAAAACTTTTGATTCTAGCACGATCATCGTCACCATCTAATGCTTTAATTACATACTTTAAACGAGTGGTTACTTCTGATGTTTCATTTTTGTTTTTCGTAAACTTCTTTAAACCCTTCAACTCTGCATCGATTGCTTGTTCATCTTGGTGTGTCAACAACTTCCAATGAAGAACTCGTTCACTATGTGGAAGAGTATATTCAAAAATATTATCTCCACGATTAAAGTTTTCAAAGTTTATTTCACGTGGTTCTAATTTAGTAAGATCAATTGTATCTTCTACATCGTCACCTGTGGATGGGTCTTTGAACTTAATCTTATAGTCTTTTCCATATGCAAGAACACGAGCCGCAATAAATATTGCATTTTTATCTCCAACCAAGATGTCATCTAATTTAACACCAGGTGAAATAATAAGTTGTTCAAGAAGTTTATCTAGAACAATTCCTTTTTTGATAAGATTTTGACTTGTAAGAATATCTTCTTCTTTTGCAGTCATGTACTTAACATCAACTCTACCACTTGCAAGTGGACTTGTTTGATCATAAAACCAACCTTTACTTGGCAAATCTACAACCTCACTTGGGTACTCGGTTTTTTGAACTGCGTCTGTTTGTTGCTGAAATGCAGTAGTATCTGATTTGTTTGACTGAGTAGTTTCTGTTTTACTCGTAGTCGTGTTATCAGTTTGCATAGCTGCACGAACCTCATTTGGGATTTTAATACTATCTTCGTTTTCCATAAAATTATAACCTTTTTTAAAATATTAGTATAATATATACCAATATATATACATATTCAAGAATAAAAATTTTTATATGAAAAGTATATAATTAAATGTCAGCAAGAGCAAATTTTAATATTTTATCATGGTCATTGTAATTAAAGAACTCGTTGTCCTTTTTACCTTTCCATGTTTTATTTGCAGTAACACCTAGTTTCATATCATTGAAAACAATCTTCTTGCCACTTCCTGTTTGGAAAACCATTCTTCCAGAATTATCATCAATATCATAATTGCGACTTAATTTTCCACCTCTTACTTGCTTTAATAAAAATTTTGCAAGTTTTGCATACGCACTACTTAATCCCTCAAGTTGTAATTCAGTTTTCTTTTCATGCTTGATTTCTTCAAAAAGATCAAGTATTTGCGTTTTAAGATTTTCAGATTTCATTGTAAATAAATATATACAAAAACAAAAAAACTCCCCAAAGGGAGTTTTTTTAAAATACAACCAAGTTTTTTTTTGTTCTTAGTATTGAAGAATTGCGTAGTCATACGCAACAGTCAAGTTAACATTCAAAGGATCACCTGTTGACCAATCTAATGTTCCAAAGTCAACTGCGGTACAGAATGCACCCTTGATTGTCCATTCTTCTACTTTGTCACCGACAGGACCCAAAAGGTTACAAGTCAAGTCTTTCTTGTAGAAGTCAGCATAACCATTTCTACCGGTTACCGATTCGTGGGAGAGACGAATCCATTCCATAGCAGCCTGAGCCGCACTTGGTACTACCGGATCATAAAGTGTCATTGTGATGTCCTGCCACTCTGCTTTACCTCCACGGAGTTTTCTTTTGATATTGATGTGATCGATTGTCACTGGATCAATATTGAGATTAGGACGGGTTACTGATTTAATAAGATATGCTGGTAAACCATCCATATACATAATAAATCTATTTGCTGTTTTCGGTTCAAATGCCGTAAAAAACATTTCGTTTACATCTATTACTTCTGCCATTGTTAATTCTCCAAATTTTTAGGTTGTAATTTCTTTAAATAAATATTGGTTAGTTTTTTGAAAAGTCGTTTTTATTACAAAACTCATCAATAAATATCCAATAAGTTAAAAAATATATTTATTTATTTTTATCCTTTGTTAGTTTTTTTCCTACTATTTTTGCCGAACCATATAAAACTGCTCCTACAAATTGCAAATGTTGTGGTCCTGGCCATGGAAATGATAATCCTAACATTCCCGTTGCAAATAAAGTTAAAAGTGCCATTCCCTCTGGTCCGGCAAACAACTTTGATAAAGTGAATCCTCCACCGAGAGCCATTATCATGTCTCCCATATCAAAGTCGTAATCTGCATTACCTGTGAATGTCATGTTTAACCATATATAAACAAGTATACCAGCAACTGCTAAACCTGCTATCTTTTTAGTGCGTGGATGTTTTGCTAAAAAGTCATCTAATTGCTTTAGTTTCTCTTCTGTCCACTTACCTACTTTAGTACTTGCTACATACTCACCAATTGCTTTTATTACTTCTTTATATGCTTTGAATCCTTTTTTAACAAGTTTGTACAAATAACTCATACTAAATTTTATTTTCGCAAAAAATTTAAAAACAAGTTTGTCCATAAATAATTTTACCAAGTCGGTAAGTTTAACCGAAAGTTTTTGTTTTAGGTCTTTGATAAATCCCCAAACTTTTTTTAACTTACCAGGTATTATTATTTCGTTTAGTAGTTGAGTAGATTCCGTTAGTTTGTTCTCGTTTACAAACGATACAAATTCATCGTATTGAATTTCAATTACTATATCTGTTAAACTTTGATTCATTCTACTATAAATATATATCTACAAAAAAACCCTTCCGAAGAAGGGTTTTTTGTTTTTTTAGTTATAATTTTTTCTTACCCAAATGTTGCTCCAGTTGCTTGGAGGTTGAAGTCAAGTATGATAAACTCAACCGCACGTGCTGGTTGCAAGAAGATTTGTCCGTAAAGGATATTTCTGTCAATCAAGTCAGGTGTGTTATTTGATTCGTCCATAATAACATTGAACGCATACAAACCTTGACGTTGCTGAACTGCTTCTAAGTAAGGATTGACGATTGCCAAGAACTTATTACGGGTTGCAGCGGTGTTTTGTTCAAATAACAAATAACGTGATGTACTTGCGATAAACTTCTTAAGAGTAATCAAGAGACGTCTTACATTGATTCTGTCAAGTGCAGATGCTCGTCTTTGAAGTGTCTTTTGTCCGAAAGCAACAATACCTTGTCCAGGAAACTGAGCAATAGGATTAACCTTACCTTCATAAAGAGTGTCTCTTTCTGCAAATGTAAGACGATCCATTACACTAACTGCTCCTTCAAGACCACCACGATTTAAACCGGCAGGTGCGAACCACTCAGCAGCGGTTTTATCATTAGCGGCATATACTGCTGGCATAACTGCACTTGGTGGGAATGGTTGAAGAGCATTTGTTGCTGGATCAATAATCTTAACCCAAGGATAATATGTAGCAGCGTAGTTACTATCAATAGTTGATGCTTGCATTACTGCTTCATCCACCAATCCAGGTTGACCATTTGCTTGAACACAATCAAGAATATAAAAGCAGTCTTCACGTGTTTCACAAAGATCAACACCCATGTTGATAACACTTCTGTGTAAGTCTAATGTAAGTCCAGGTGTTACGAGCAAGTTAATATCAAACTCGTCTTGGTTACTAAGTGCTTTAAATGCTCTTTCGTATCCTTGAGTACCAGGAGAGAATCTTTTACTACAATCCATACCTTGTACATTGTCAGCACGAATATCATCACCAAGTAAAATTGGAAGAACTGGAGAATGTCCGTCTTCACCACCTTGGAATCCAACTAAGAATCTACGATGACCACGTGCGTCTGCTTCAGCACTTGCACTTGAAGGAACAGATGGAATTGGTTCAAATGTTTCTGTTTCAATAACTCCGTCAATGTCTTTTTCAATTGTTCCAGGTTGATCCATGAAAAATCCCATTCCAGCAAATCCTGCGTTTTCAGGAATTGGTGAAAATAGTTCAAGTGTATCTTTACTCCACTCTGGTAATTTAAGAACTCCATCAGGAGAATCTTCATTGAAAACTGCACCACAGAAGTATCTTTTTGATACACGTGAGTACTGAGAAGAATACGCATACTTTGGTTCTGGTAAATCTAATTCACCAATTGGGCATTGATATGCAGCGTGTCCGTATGGCATACATTGTGTAGGTGCGATACTATCTTTTGGCATTTCAACACGAATCCAATCACTTCCGTTTGCATAATCACCACGTTCGATGATCTTACCCATTTCATTGATGTATGTATAACGGTCACCAACTACTCTTGGAAGATAACGAGGACTCAATGGATCAAGTGTAACATCTCTAAATTCTTCAATTACATCTTGTGTTTTGTCGTTGTCACCAAATCCACGAACAACAATACTGAATGATCCGTATTCTGTTCCGTCTAAAGTTCCAGGTGTTTTAACATTAAAAATACCTACCTTAACTTCACGATTTGATGCTTGTCCAAAACTTCTTGTGCAGAATCTAAATAGTTCATATCGTGAACCACTAATTTCTTGTGACATAATGTAAGGAGTTTTAGCAGGACGACAAGCGTGTTCACCTTTACCTGCTCCGTCATATGCTGGATACTGATAATCAGAGTCTTGGTAGTTTGGAAATCCATCTCCGTCCGCATCTTCTAATTGACTTGAGAAGTTTAAGAAATCATCACTTAACTCAATTGTGATTTTATATTTAGCACCATGATTTACAACTAAGTCATGAATAAGAGATTGTGTGCTTTCAAAATATGACTCAAAGTATGCTGGTTTTACATTTCTTTGAGGTGCTCTTCCGAAGATGTTTTGTAAACTATCTGGTGAAGATGGGTCAATGCTAAATCTAAATGAACCCAACTCAGTTGGTTCAAGAACATTGTTACTTGTAGCACTATCTTGTTCGTTGAATACTTGACGTAAAACTAATTGACCAGTCAAGGTATCAGCGGATAATTCAAGTTCTGTTACTTGATTTCCACTTGCATCTTCTAAATATGATCCATAAAAACCGATGCTTGTTTCTCTTGGAGATGCTAAGTTTTCTTTCAAAATCAATTCACCAGTATCAGTTTTTTCTTTTAAAGTATTTGCCAAAACACCGATTACTGCTTCTTGTGGTACATCACCTTCAGCAACATCTGCTGAATCAATGCTTCCTGAAACATACTCTGCTTTAATTGCGAGTGCTTGCAAGTTATACCATCCTTCCATTGCACCTGTTCTTACGATTGTGACTACTCCTTGTTGAAGAAGATATTCACGTGCGGTGAATGGTTGGTAATAGATACCTTGAGGAACACCGAAAAGTGCTTCTAATTCGTTAATACTTGTAACAACGGTTGGTGAGTATGCGGGACCTTTTGTGAAAGGACCAACAATCGCACCACCGATTGCAGAAATTCCTTCAACCAAGAATGTTGAATCTATTTCATTGGTGAATACTGCCGGACTTACTATACGTTCTGCCATCTTTGGGTTTCTCCTATATTGAGTTGTTAATGGTTAAAATTTGAAACTTTTAAAATAAATATAGTCAAAAAATTCCAAAATTTAATATTTATCTAAAATACTAACTTTTAAGATAAATTCCAGAAGAAATATCCAAATCTCCTGCTCCATACTTCTTTGTTAGTCTATCTGAGAAAATTTTCTCTTTATTCTTGAATTGTATAAGGGATTCTTTGTATTTTTTCTTAGTTTGTTTTAAAGATTTAAGTTGTGTCTTCAAACTAAGTTCTTCTACGTTTAATTCACCCATAGATAAAAGCAAATTTTGATATTCTGCATTTAACTCCACCAATTCGTTTTTTTCGTCATCGGTAATTTTACATTGATTATTTTCCATAAATTTATGGTAACAAATAAATTCTGATAATTCAATAATAATATTAAATGTTTAACAAATACTGATTTCGATGCGTTTTATTCTTTTATATGGTATACTGTAATAATACTCTTCTTGCATCTGTCCGATTAATGGCAAGGTATAAGATTCTATTTCATAATCAGAAAATTCAATAACTGCACTATAACACAATTCTTCATCTGATATTAAAAATACTGATTGTTGGTCCGTTGATATTTCATCACCACTCGTATATTCAATAATAGTTGGATTTAAATCTCCGTTTAAATCATCTTGCGTTAAGGTATACGGGTTTGAATCATTTGAAATTGAAACTATATATAATTTTACTTGCAAAGGTTCTGATGTAATTGTTTCAGTCTGAGTTTCAGTTGGTGTCTCAGTTGGTGTCTCGGTTGGTGTTTCTGTTTGTGTTTCTGTTGGTGTGGGGGTTTGCTCTGGAGTTGGGGTTGGTGTTTCTTCTGGTTGTGGTAATGGGGTTGGAGTTGGTGTTTGTTTTGGAGTAGGTGTTTCAGTTGGTGTGGGAGTTTGTTCTGGAGTTGGGGTTGGTGTTTGTTTTGGAGTAGGTGTTTCAGTTGGTGTCTCGGTTGGAGTGGGTGTTGGAACTGAAGAATCTATTATCAAAATCTCTATGCTTACATTTTTCCATTCATTTCTACCCGTACTCGAACCTGCCAATTCTAATTTAAAGGTTTCATTTCCCTCTGACTTAAAATCTTCTTTTGGTGTAAATGTTACAGATGCAGTTCCATCCTCACCAATTATAAAACTACCGACTAAGTCCGACACCCCAAGGTCATCTCTATTTGTAACTACATAACTTACATCTGTTCCAGTTGGAACATTAACGGTTCTTAGTGTTATTGTAACTTCAGAACCTTCGTCTACTTCTAAAGACGAAGATACGAGTTCATAAATAGGTGGTACTGATGTATCTTTTATCTCAACAGAAATTCTATTATTTTGCCATTGATTACCTCCTGCACTTGAACTTATGAGCTCTAATATAAGTGTTTCCGTACCCTCTGTCTTATAATCTTCTATTGGTGAGAATGTAATAGAGGTGTTACCACTATCGGATACAATAAATTCACCAGTAAAAGTTTTACCGAAATCGTCTGGATTTGACATTGCGTAACCTACTCTAGTTCCACTCGGAACATTAATTGTCTTAAGTGTAACGATCAAAGCATCTCCTTCGTTTATTGTGTCGGATGAAGTTTCTAATTCATAGTGTGGAATTGGTGTCGGTGTAGGAGTTGACTTAGGAGTCGGTGTATCCGTTGGAGTTTCAGTTGGAGTTTCAGTTGGAGTATCCGTTGGAGTTTCAGTTGGTGTATCCGTTGGAGTTTCAGTTGGAGTTTCAGTTGGTGTATCCGTTGGAGTTTCAGTTGGTGTATCCGTTGGAGTTTCAGTTGGAGTTTCAGTTGGTGTATCCGTTGGAGTTTCAGTTGGTGTATCCGTTGGAGTTTCAGTTGGAGTTTCAGTTGGAGTTTCAGTTGGAGTATCGGTTTGAGTTGAAGTTGGTGTATCAGTTGGAGTTGGTACAGAAGAATCTATTATCAAAATCTCTATACTTACATTTTTCCACTCGTCTCTACCAGTGCTTGAACCAGCCAATTCTAGTTTAAAGGTTTCGTTTCCTTCTAATTTAAAATCTTCTATTGGTACAAACGAAACTGATGCAGTTCCATCTTCACCAACTGTAAAACTGCCAACTAAATCTAGCATTCCAATGTCATCTCTATTTGTAACTACATAACTTACATCTGTTCCAGACGGAACATTTACGGTTCTTAATGTTATTGTAACTTCAGAACCTTCCTCTATTTCCAATGAAGATGATGTAAGTTCATAAACAGGTGGCACTGAAGTGTCTCTTATCTCTACTGAAATTCTATTATTTTGCCATTGGTTACCCCCTATACTTGAACTTATAAGTTCTAATATGAGTGTTTCCGTACCCTCTGTTTTATAGTCTTCTATTGGAGAAAATGTAATGGAGGTATTGCCATTATCAGATACAATAAATTCACCAGTAAAAGTTTTACCGAAATCGTCTGGATTTGATATTGCATATCCCACGCTGGTCCCAACCGGAACATTAATTGTCTTTAGAGTAACCACTAAAGCATCTCCTTCATTTATTATGTCGGATGAAGTTTCTAATTCATAGTGTGGAATTGGTGTCGGTGTAGGAGTTGATTCAGGTGTCGGTGTCTCGGTTTGTGTCTGAGTTTGAGTCGGTGTATCTGTTGAAGTTTGTGTATCAGTTGGAGTTTCAGTTGGTGTATCGGTTTGAGTTGAAGTTGGTGTATCAGTTGGTGTATCGGTTTGAGTTGAAGTTGGTGTATCAGTCGGTGTATCCGTTGGAGTCGGAGTTTGTGTATCTGTTGGAGTCGGTGTATCGGTTTGAGATGGTGTTGGTGTATCAGTTTGTGTCGGTGTTGGTGTATCCGTTGGAGTCGGTGTATCAGTTTGTGTCGGTGTTGGTGTTTTAGTTAAAGTGGGTATATTAGTTTTTGTTTCGGTTATTGTTTCTGTTGGAGTTGGTGTATCAAGTGGAGTCGGTGTTTTTTTTTCCCTTGATGTAGGTGTTTCATCATGATGATCTGGTCCACACGTAGGAGTTGGTGTCTCAATTGGAATTATTTGTTCTGGAGTTGGAGTAGGTTGATCAGGAGTTGGTGTTTCATCGTGACTATGTGGATCACAAGTTGGAGTTGGGGTCTCAGTTGGAATTATTTGCTCTGGAGTTGGAGTAGGTTGCTCGGGTGTCGGTGTCTCGATTGGAATTATTTGCTCTGGAGTTGGAGTAGGTTGCTCGGGTGTTGGTGTTGGTGTTTTAGTTGGAATTGGAGGTTTAGGAGTTGGTGTTGGTTGTGGTGGAATTGGAGTTGGTGTTTTTTCTGGTGTTGGGGTCGGGTGTTCGTATGGTAAAAATTTTATTAAAAAAGTTTCTAATGCAGTTGAAGTGCTTAGTTGAATTTTATTACCTCTACCAACCTCTATATCGTATTGACTATTTGGTATAACTTCTATTTCAGAGACACCTAAATCCCATATTATTTTATTTTCAAGTTCTTCAATGTTTACTATGAAATTACGACCTTCTACATTTATTGTATATGTTGGTTGATCTCTCCAGATTCTTATAACAAATGATTCACCATCGTTTCTTCTTAAATATACTTTCTGAGTTTTACGACTTAAAATCAAACTTTTTTCTGTCGTTATATCTTTTTTTTTAAAATCTATTGATAGTTCTTGTTGTGTGTGGGCAACGGGTTTTCCTAGTTCATCAACCACCACACTTTGTGCTTCAGTTCCCCAAATCACTTTCCGTGTACTAAGACCTCTTTTAATGTTTGTTTGGTTATCAAATACTAATGGTAATAAATAAGCATTTACGGTAACACTAAATGTTGAACTTACCGATCTGTCATCATCCGATGGTGTTTCCACGGAATTCGTAAATGAGTCAATTGATGCACGAAACTTAAATCTAGCAGGATCACCCCAATAATCATTCTCTGCAAAATTAATAGTTTCAATTAACTGATTCATTTGTTGAACATACTCTGTGTTCATATTAAAATCGTAAGTTAATACTACATGATCCGGAAATGTTACATTGTGTATTTCATGCAGTGGTTCTGCATTGTTAAGTAAACTTATTCTATCGTATGCGTTCTTGCTACTAAATTTTTTGACAACTGGAACTGAAAGGTACTTATTAAATGTTACAAATGATTCGTCTCTTGCAACACTTGTTCGTGTGAATATTATGACAGGTCTTTGAAGTTGACCTTTATCATCTCTATATCTACCATCACTTTGAATTGCACTCCATCTTTCGGGTGATGCGTGTCTTACAGGTACACTTATTTTTGTATTGTTCGTGTCGGTTACAGTTGGATTTATTACTTTTGTAAAATACTCATAAATTATATTATCAATGTCTACTAAAGTTATACTATAATTACCGAATGTTTTTACATCATCACCCCATCTTAATTTTTCAGCACGATTATCAGAATATAAAGCATGATTTGATTTTTTAAGATTAGACATATTCGGATCATTTACAACATTCGGTACATCTTTACTTAAATCAACCGTAAATTCTTTATCTGTTTTATGATTCCGTAGTGTAATAAACGGATTATTTACTTTATCATAATCCATATTATTGTGTCCTTGGTAAAATATTTAATTTACTTTTTCTTGTCATATGGGCATTGCTTAATAAACTATAATTCTTTTCAGGTTGTCCTCCTAAGAATTGGTTCTCTACAATATTTGAAATTTCAAAGAAAGCATTTTCCCATAAAACTATATCACCAACCTCTGGATATATTTCTTTTGTTTCACATAATTTTTGGTGAAATCTAAATATTGTTCCTTTCTTTACATCAGGACCAAATCCTTCGTAACTCGTAGATTGTGGATCGGATTCAACCAAACAACTTATTTCTACACCAGGATAATAAACTTTATTCATACTTTCTCCGTAGACAGAAGAATCTGTTGAGTTCGGATTAATCTTATAAACCGTTACCATTTGCTCTATTATATTGAGCATTAACTCTCCGTTTAGACTATTCATAAAACGGACATCTCTACGTGAATAGTATCTCCCTTTTGATCTTTCCATTATCCTATGTATAAAAAGTTTGGTACTTTTCTTAAATTTTCTTGTAAATTATCTGCAACCTGATTGAGTTGTTCACTTGTTGTACTACGACTTGTTACTTCCAAATCCTCTCGCAATTCTGTGATCAACTGCTCTTTTTCTTGTTGTGCTTCAGCTCGCAGTTCTGATCCATCTAAAGAAGTTTCTCCTCCAGGAATTGGAATACTTTGATACTTCGCACGAATTGCACCCAATAATTCTTTGCACAATGATAAATAATATTTCATAATCCATCGTTTTCCGACATCATTAATTGTGCTAAAGTCGTGAAATTCATAAGGTGCATTACTTACATCAGTAACACTTGAATCACACTTTCCATTACTTGGTTTGTCTTTACCCGTATGACAACTTCCATCATCTAGTCCTTTTGTTGATTCAGATGCGACTACTTGTTGTGTTGTAGATTCTTCGACCTGAGTTTGTGTTTTGGGAATTGTATTGAATTCATCCGCATCAACATATCCTTGTACCGCTGCCATATCTCTTTCTCGTTTATACACATAATCAAACCAAAGAGTAAAATCTTTTTGTGGTACTGGAAGAATTGTCAATTTGTTATTTATTACTTCAAATCCATATGCACTTCTTCTTACTTGCTCGTTGAATTCAATTGCTTGTAAACGCATTAAATCTTCGTTAACAGGACGAAGTAAAAATTGAGTTCCTAATGGAGACATTCCGTTCCAATTAAATTCATTTAATAAATTAGAAAATGACATTCCGGAGTTTGCCATTGGATCGTATATTTTATTTAGTGCAGGTGGTGGATGATGCCATATTCTTTTTACTTCAATTCTTTCTATTTTCTTTTCACCAGTTTTTGGACAAATATAGTATTGATTGAATAATCCTTGTAAGTCGTAAGTTTGAACTCCTGCTTTTACTTCTAAACTTGCTTTTCTCCAATCTACATTACCACCAGTTCCTACTTCAGCACCATACGCTTCAGATAATTTTAAATAAAATGGTAATGGTTGTGTTTGCATTACAGATGTTGTTAGATTTACACTTGTTGTTGTTCCTTTTAAACTATATAAATTTTGTTTAATTGAAAATTGATTGACTTGAGAACTATACTCAGTAATAGCTTCTTCAAAACAGGCATAAAATTGTACATCAATCATTTCAACATCTACAATTGGATAACCAAGTCTTTTTGCCGCCCAATCAGCTGCTCTTGGTGCAAACCCAACAAACGATTGATCCGTATCAAAAAAACCAAATGGAGTTTTTCCAATAGGAGAACTTAATGTTCCGTCCCACCTAACTCGTTCCAACTCTACACTTTGTTTTTGCGTCTCTTCGTTGTTCTCTTCTTCCATGTCTATAAATATACATTAACCACATTAATCGTTATAAAATAAAAGAGGGGTTCAAAAGAACCCCTCTTAAATTTTGTGTTATTCCAATTAGAATTACAGAGCCTCTGTACCTGATACAGTGATTTTTCCGTAAAATTCTGGACGAACCATCTTCTTGGCATAACGGGTCATAACACCACGACGTGGAGTAAAGTTGACCGGATCGTATACCAAAGGAGTTTGGATCAACGGAATGTACGGAGCATAAACTGCACCTGTTTCGAGGAAGTTTGTTCCACGGAATCCGATAAGAACGTCACCACTTGTCATGTATGGGTTCTTGTAGACTTGGAAACGATTGTTCAATGCACCAACCTTGGAAACACCCATTGCGAACTGAGACTGATTTCCGTCTGTGTCCGCTGCGTATCCTGGAATACTTTCAAGAACGGTTGCTACTTGTGGAGAACAAACCAAGAAGTTTGCACCACCACGAAGAGTCAACTGATGAATTTCGTTACTCACCTTTTGAATCTTTGTGCCGAGCTTCTGGAACAATGTTCCTTGAGTCTCACCACCCTTGAGTTCTGCGTTCGCAACGAATGTACCACCTTGAACGTGTGCGTTAACGATAAGCATATCAAGAATTTCCAAATCAATTTCCATTGAAACGTACTCGGAAAGAAGAGAAGTCAATTCTGCTTCTGCGTCAATGCTATGGTATGCGTTTAAGTCTTGTGCCAACTCAGGTGTCCAAACTGCTTTCAACTTACGTGTCTTTGCAACGATTGGTTCACTTTTGAGTTCCAAGTTAACTTCAGGAATTCCGACATCTTGTGATCCGGTTACAGCACCTTCGGTTGCATCTTCAGATGCTTCAAAGTCACCTCTTGCTCCAGCAGTTGTTTTTCTGTGGTAGTGAAGTGTTCCGTCTTGTTGAGCTTTTCCGTCAGCGGTAAGTGCTTCTTTTGTATCATCTGCACCAACTACCTTAAATGCTCGCAAACCATCAAGATCGGCATCAGATGGTACTGAGTCACCACTTGAAATAGAGACTTTAACATCGTTTAAGGAATATCCATGACGGCCGTCTCCGTAAAGACCACCTGTTGCTTCGTCGGTTGTTCCGAATTTTGCGTCAGAAGATCCACCAAAAAGACTTCCATTTTTTCCTTGAAGTGATTGGTCTGAACCATACTTGAAGTCTAAGTAGAAAATCAATCCAGATGGAAGATTCATTGGTTGAACGGAAACGAATTCCTTTGATGCGATTTCTGCAAACACACGACGAACAAGTGGAAGTGCAACTCCACTCCACTCTTCACTTCCATTACTACCTGTACGTGAAGCTTCATCGATCAACTGCTTTGCTTGGTTTTCTAAAAGAATGGACATACCACTCTTTTCTGTATCTGTCGAAATTCCTTCAAGAAGTCCTGTTTTTTCCCACTTTGTTACCAAACCACGGGTTTCTGCCATAAGACGTTCTTGAGGATTGTGACTTTCTTTTAATAATTTACTGATTTCACTCATTTTAAGTTATCCTTTTTGAATTTTATTTGTTATGATTTTATACCTGCAAGTTTCTTAAATCTATCGGCAAGATCATTGCCTTCAGATAAAATCTTCTTGGAAGGTTTTGTTGATTTTATTGCCTTGGATGCAATTCCTTCAGTTAAAGGATTTTTTTCTACCTTTTCCTTTCTTGGAGTGGGTTTGGATTTTTCCTTAACTTCGGATGCCTGAGTTGAAAAACTCTCACCAAGTGTTGCGTAAACGAGTTTTGCTTCACGAACATTCTTCGTAAGGTCAAAACTTTCTACGACTTTTAACTTTTGATCTTCATTTAATGCGTGTGCCTTAAACAACTTATTTGTGTAAAGCAATTTAGCATTAAGAAGATTTACTTCATTTAACTTACCTCGCAAAAATTTATAAACTTTGCGGTATTCATCATTTTCTTTTTGAAGCTTTTCATTTGCTACTCTAAGTTCTGCAAGTTCGGATGAATCTTCTTCAATTGTAGACTCGTCTTCAAGTTCCTTAAGAATTTCTTCAAGGTTGATTTCTTCGTCCTCTTCCTCAATTGTTTCTTCTTCGGCAACGGGTTCTTCGGTTGTTTCAGCAACTGACTCTTCTTCGTTATCTTCAACGATTTCTAAGTCAATTTCTTCATCGACTTCGTGACTTTCTTCTTCAGAATCTTCTTCATCTGAATCTTCATCTTCTGTCAAACTTGATCCTTGTGGGTCTTCGCAATCTTTGCAATCTGCTACATCCACATGATTCTCTTTCTTTCCGATTTCTGATGAGTCAGATTGTTCTTCAACAGATTCTTCTTCGTCTTCTTCCGAATAACATCCTGCCTTTTCTTCAATTTCTTCGGAATCATCTACATCTAAAGTACTGTCAATTTCATCCTCAAGTTCTTTGATGATTGTGTCCAAATCAAATGAATCTTCTTCAATTTCTTCTTCTTCATCATCAAGAGACAATTCTTCTTCACCCTCTCCACCTAAGTCTTCCTCTTCGTCAGATAATTCTGCTTCGAGTTCATCTTCTGTGGATGGTTCTTCATCGGCAACGGGTTCTTCATCGGCAACTTCATCGCCAAGACCTTCTTCGTCACCTAATTCTTCTTCGTCAGCAACTTCTACTTCCTCGTCATCTTCAGAATAAGAACCTTCTTCAACTTCATCAGAAATTTCGTCTTCTGATTCTTCGTCTTCTAAATCAAGTTCTTCTTCCTTGAGTTTTTTGGTAAGCATACTTTGCAAACGTGGTGCGAATGCTTCTTCAAGAGCAAGTCTTGCATTGGCAAGAGCTGTCTCACGAACTGCTTTCGCATCAGCAATAGCTTCTTTAAGTAATTTACTCATGGTTAATTATCCTTTATTTGTTTAGTAAAGTCATTTTAGTGGGACTTTAAATAATTAAAACCTTTATATAAGTTTCTAATAAAGTAGAAACATTTTGAAAAATAAATATATACTTACATAAACAAATATTTAAAAAAGTTTAATAAAAAGAAAGAATTCTTCTTTTTTTTGCTTTTTTAATTGTTTTTTAAGTAAAAATTACAAAATTTTACGATTTCCTAGAATTCTATCTAACTTTTCAGAAAGTTTTATTTTTGTCCAGTTTTCACGAACCTTATAAGTTTTTCCGTCTACTTCAAATTCCGTATCTCCGTCTTCTTTTGCTTTTGTTACGGCTGCACCAAATGCATTACCTTCTTCAACCTCTTCATCTTCTTCTGAACAACTTGCTTCATCCACACAAGGTTGTTCTCCACAACTTGGGCATATGTCTTCCTTTACTTTATATGTTTTACCATCTACTTCAAATTCATCTTCACCGTCTTCTTTTGCTTTAGTAACGGCCGCACCAAACGCATTTCCTTCATCAACATCTTCAATATTTGCGTCACCGACAAACTCAGAAGTATCGTCTTCATTTATTTTCTTTTTTTTCTCGGTTAGTTTATATTTTTTTCCGTTGAATTCAAATTCTTTAAGATTTTCGTCCCGTGCCTTTTTAATAGCTGCACCCCATGCGTTTCCTTCATTCAAAGACTCGTCTTCGGAGTCTGTGGTAGTATCATCTTCTTCTTGTTTTTTTAGAATTGCTTTCTTGAGTGGTTCGGGTAACTTTTCTTGTGCCTTGGTTAACCCTTCAAATAAACCAAGTTCATTGGCAACTTCTTGTATCACTTCTCTTAATTCTTTTCTTGTAATTTTCATAATATTTTTCCTCACAAATACACAATTTGTTCTGTTGAAATTGTTTTTATATCTTTATTTTGTTTTTTGATTTAAATAATGTCTCCTTAGTATTATCAAATACCGCATCCAAATGAATTGATTCCGTTGATAATAATTCATTAAAAAACTTGGTAGATAATAAATTGGTTGCGTAGTTTAAGTCTGCGTCTGTCAACTTATTAAAACTTTCGGTAGTTTCGTTTAAAATTGCCTGTTTTACAAGATATTCAAACAAACTCGTAAACTGCGTTTTATCGTGTAATTTATTTTCAATGCAGTTTGTAATGGATTCAAATACAAGATTTGTTTTTTCACTATAAAATGACTCATTTTTAAAAATATAACTTACAAGTCTTTCTATTTGAGATTTATTCAATTCAGTTAAAACTTTGTCGTTAGTTCCACATATTCTTGAAAGTTGTTCACGTGCTGACATATTAGTCTCCATCATTTCTCCATAAAATTCAGGATTTGGTTCAAACTCATAAGAAGTCATTTCATCTAAAAAATAACCACCAAAGAATGAATCTGATGATTTAATAAACTTAAGATTATTTTTTGTTGCATATTCGTTGATATCAGATATTGTTCCAGTAACTACACACTCTCGTTGAACTCCTCTAAAATCAAGTTTCTTTTTTATTAACTTTCCATGTATCTCTGGTTGCTTTACAAGTTTTTCAAGAAGAACTTTTCTTACCATCTGCTTTAGTTTATTTTTGGTCATTTGCTATTTCTCCATTTATTTCAAAATACCTATTCAAAATATTTCCCATATCTTCATACAAACTTTGCATTCTCTGTGTATAGACTTGTCGTTCACTTGCAGTTTTGTAAAATTCTTTTGCAAGTGTTTTGATTTCTTTTAAATTTCTCTTTACACTCATAGCATCAAACCAATCATCAGTTTCATTTAAAATGTATTTTGAAGCATTCTCAACTATATTACAAATGTCTTCTGCAACATCAGTATCTTTTGCTTCATGTGCTATATATGTCTGATAATTTCCAAACTTAGAAATTTTTTCAGAAGTAAGTTTTTTTTGTTCAGGAGATAGACCTTCATCGGCAAATCTACCCGTTGTAGGATTAAATTCATTTAATTGCTTTTGTCGTTCTTCCTTAAGAACTTCTAATATAGTAGATTTGATTATTTTAGAAATATTATTACTCATTACATTTCTCCAATTTCACCAAGTATTTCATGGACAATTTCCTCGACCTTACAATACTCAGTACACACTCTTCCGGTCGTGACTATATTTTTATCCGCCACCGACTCATTTAAATTTACTGGCTCTAAGAATGCACCACGGGTAGATGGATTACTTACAAAGTCAAATGCAACCAATTCAAAATCATCGTTTACTAAAGTTTTTCCTTCTGATTCTCTGGTTGTTCCCATTCCACGGGAACTAATACCGAGTGTAATACCGGATTTAAATAACTCTTTTAGAATGTTTCCAGATGGAGTACCAAGCACTTCAACATCACCAACTAAATTATTTCCGTCCCACCACATTTTAGTTACATTATGACTTACATTTTGTAAATTTACTACACTACTCTCAGGATGATCAAGTTCTCCAAGAGCTCGGCGGTCATCGATTAATTCTTGGTATTTACCGGCCTCTCTTTCAAGTAGTGACCTGGTATATACCCTCCCATTTTGATTTTGCTCTGATGCTTTTTGTAGAATTCCACGAACAACAAGTCTTCCTGAATTCTTTTCTATGCTCTCGTTTATCTGTTCAGGACTAAATTCAAAGGGCATTGTGGATACTATTACTTTTTTTGCCATATTAATATAAATAAGTATATATGTATCTCGATTTATTTATTTTTTTAATAAAATAACTACTAAAGTAGTTCCTGATTATACTCTTGCACCAAGTTTTCATGTGATAATGATGATAATTTAGCAAATGTATTTACTATGCTCTGCATATCAGAGTCATCACCGAGTTCAAAATTATAGTCTTCTGATACCATAAAAAACTTATCATCAAATTTTATAGTAAATCTACGATCATTTATATTAACTATAAATTCAGTTCCGTCACGTGAAACATTATCAAACTTTTCTGATAACAATATACTAAGGTGGTTAAGTGTATCATGAAATTTATGAATTGACTCTTTCTTTAACCCTATTGCCGCCAATTTAGCATCGTTAGATTTTCCTGATGTATCTTCTGTATCCGTATCTTCCTGTTCATCTCCGGTCGGTTGTTCTTCCGGTGCTGATTTAGCACTATCTTTTGATTTATCATGTGTGGTTGATATTTCCGACTCATCGTCAATACCAAGTTCCATCATGGAAATTCCAAGTTTTGCTTTTTTGAGCATTTTAATAATTTCAACCCAATATTCAGACGATAGTTTTTTACCCTCAGTTGTTTTATGGGCAGATTTTATTGTGATCCCAAGTTGTTTTAGTGCTGACTTATATTTTTCTATATGTGGATCACTCATTTTTAACCATTAGTTTTATTTTATTATTAATTTATCGAATTTGAATCATTGTTTCCATTTACAGATTCTTCGGACAACTTTTCTGATAACTTGTTGGCCAGCAGAGATAACGAATTTAATTCAGAAACTATACATTCCTTTAGATCAACAGGACTCTTTTCTTCGGAACTTGTATGATTGAAATTAATATTCTGTATATATTTTCTTAAATTGCGTGAATACTCTATACTAACATCAAGTGTACATCCACCAATCTCTTCACTGCATTTAAGTGTATTGTTACTAACTTTCCAGTTTTTGTTATTCATTTCTTTTTTTAATTTGTACCAATATTCATTTGATACACTTTTTGGTTTTGACGAATTTTCATTTGGACGTTTTCTAAGATTCGCAGAAACCACATCTAATCTTGTACAATCTTTCATAGTGCTACCTCAATTCTTTTATTTTATTTGAAATTCTTTTTATTTTTTCATCTAACTTGTGCAAATACCTATTTGTGGTCTTCCACATTTTATCATTGCTTACATTCTTTTCAATTTTAAATCGTGATGATATATTGACAAGTTTCTGAATCTCGTTAAGTAACTTATTTATTTCACGAATAGAAATTCCAAGTTTTTGTTGATCATTGTAATCCGATGCATCACGGAATATGTGAAATAAACTCTTCCCCTCGGTTAGTTTTAATGTATTATTTTTTCTATCCGATGTAATTTTAAAATCAAAAACTTCAGCTCTTTTTTTTATTTTATTTTTATGAATTTTTTCATCTTCAGATGGATCAAACGCAAATGGTGTTTCATATCCCTCTACACTCGATGTAGTGTTTATTTCATTTACCTTTTCATCTTCCAAAACCTCGTGTAAGAGATCTCTTATCAAAGACTTAAATTCACTTTTTTTTATTCGCATGTTTTTTAAGTTCCTTAATCAGCTCATAGCTCATTAGTATAGTGGAGACTTGCGAATCTTTTACAACCTTTCCATCGGTAGTTTTATCAAGTTGAGAAATTACTTCATTTAACTTTATCTTAACTACATCGTCATCTACGTAATTAGAGCATTTATTAATTTCACTTTTAATATGTGGGACTTGATTGTTTATGTACTCTCTCAAACTATTTGTATTTGAAATATTATTTATATAATTTTTAAGAAGTGTTTGCTGATTTTCATCAAGTGAACTATATTTTTTATTAAAATTATCAACAAGTAGTTTATATGCTATGAGACGTAAATCTTCGTTTTGCTTTTCATATTCGTCGACATCAATTACTTCATTTTTTGTTTGTTTATTTGAACATAGATTTGAAATAATTGTATCAGTTGATTCGACAATTTCTTTCGGGTCACAATAAATATTTGGGTTATAACTCTCAAATAATTTAAAAATACTTGCATATGTCTTGTAATTCTTAATCTTTGAACGAAATAAGTCATTTATTGGATATGTTTCTTTTATTTCCTTAACTAAGTTATATCTTGCAGATATAAGTTTATTTACGGGCAGTTTCTTATATGAACTTACTACTTGGTTCAAAATATACTTCGCACGACTTGAGTCATTAGTAGATTCTTCTATTAATAACTGGTATAATCTTTGCTCTTTTCCTAAATATGTAGATTCGGAAAAGTGCTTCTTCAGTAACTTTTTGGCACACGATACTTCTACTCCATCAAGCACGTCTGCGGTTATTTGCCTCACAAGGAGTTCAAATAATATACCTGTATTTTTATATTTACTGTGTTTTAATTTTTTCACATCGATGGTTGTTCTATGTATATATACAGGTATAAATATAAATATAAATTAGATTTCATCTAATTATTTTTCAATAATATTTTTATCGTCTAAATAGTCTATTTTATCTATCTGATGATTATCGGTGATTTTATCAGTTTCTTCACATAATATTTGTTTCATACCAGAGTTATTTTTTGATTTACTTGGTTCTTTATTTTTTTTAAGAAATTTGTCTAGTTTTTTTAAATCACCTTCAAGTTTCAAAGGACTATCACCCCAATCACGACCACTCACTCTTCGTTCTTTAGAACCAAGAGGATCACGACCCATTGGTTGTTGGTCTGGATGATCATACTTTTTTCCATCATTTTTTCGTTTGTTTTCTTCTTTTTTTCTTTTCTTTATTTCTTCTTCCTTTTCTTCGTCACTCATATTCTTAAAATCACCAAACCCCCAACTATCTTCTTCTTCTGCATCGGAACTCTGTGATGGATCTGCTGGATCATTCCCTTCATTTTGAATACTCTCAAGGCGGAAATATTCTTTGGCATCATCTACAAAATTAGTTCTGATCTGATTTACTTCATCCTCACTTAACCCAAATATTTTATCGTACACCCATTCTTTAGAAAACATCTTGGCATCAATCATATCTCGGGCCGTGCTTAACTTTTCTGATAAAATCCTAACTCGTTCTTCTTCAAAAATTGTAGAAGGATTTGTCAACTTTAAATTAAAATCCACTAACTTAGCATCTGTATACCCCTGTGAATACAAGTGAACAATCGCAATCTTAGTAAGTTCACTTATTGTAATTCTTTGCAGTCTCTCAATTGTTCTTGCAAACCTAATATCTTCAGCTGCAAGTGTTGCTTTACCGGTAATACCCTCTTCGTATCCAAGAAATGCTTTTGGGATTTTGAGTGCAGCCATCATCTTATTTTTAACATACTCAATATCTTCTGTGCCATCATACGTCATTGCACCCAAATTTTCAATACGAGTACCACTGTCACCACCACGAACTGGCATAAAGAAGTCTTCAGTCATGTTTTGCAAATTAAACTTAAGATTATAGTCACCCGTTTTTTCGTCAACAAACGGAACTTTTTTCATCTTATTAATCACTTTTTGCATAAAGTTATCGACTTCATTTGGTGGAATATTACCAATATCAATATAAAACATTCTTTTTTCAGGTGCTCTCATTATTCGATGAATGAGCATAGCATCTTCCATAAGTTGAAGTTGCTTCCATCCACGCCTAGCTGCTTCAACCATACTTTTTCCATATGGAAGATAGTTTGTATCACCAACTAAACGAAAATGAGCTATTTCATAATTTTCATATTGTGCTTTTACAGTTCCTTCCTGCTTAAACAATACAAGTTGAGGATTATCAGGATCCATATCTTCTATTCTGGTCATTTCGTAACTTGAAATGGGTTTTACATTCATAACTCCATATTCAGGTTCTATTTCTAAATGCAGATAAAAATCTCCATACTTACACATATTACGTATCCAACCCCACAAATTAAATTCAACGTTTAATATATCATAAAATAAATTTTCAAGAATTCCTTTGACATTTGAATCACTACTGGAAATTTTCAGAATTTCTCCGAATTCACTTTTTGTAGTAGACTCGTCTGCATATATATCCAATGCACTTGAAATAATTGGGTCGGTATCCATTACTTCATAGTCACTAAATAACTCTAATCTTGCGGTTTGGAATCCAATATTATTAAAACCACTTGCATAATCACTATACATAGTGTGCATTCTTTGGTATTTATCACGGGTTCGTTTGGAGTATTGTAGATTATCAGTATCGGCAACTTTTAGTTTCTTTCCACCAACATTGCGTACTACAACCCCACTTGAAAAAAGTCTTTTTAATGCACCGAATAATTTATTTTGTTGATTGGAATCGTCTGCCATAATATAAAGTTATAAGTCATTAATCATATTTGATAAATATTCAATTGTCAAACAATATATATACATATTTACTTAAATTCAGATGCAGCTCCTACTATGTCACCACCGTCAAACCCTTGAAACGGTCCAAGGGGGTTTTTTTCTTTCTCGGTTCTGTCTATATTTTTTTCACCGGAATACAACACATATTCAACGGTATCATCAACAATAAGAATTAGCACACTTATTTGCCACCCGGTTGTGTGTATTGTTTTTCTAAAATTAAGAATGTCCAAAAAAAGACTTCCTTCTCTTTGATTTTTTATGC